TGTTGCGGCTTGGAGGTGGTCGGCCAGCGCGTCAATCGACCACCCTTGGGGTTGGGTGACTCGGTCCTCAAACACCGACTGGAGGGTCGCCGTCGCGCTCGACGACCTCCATCGGAAGGTCGTTGACGGCGTCGTACAGGCGCGTGCCGGCGGTGAGGGCCACGGTTAGGCCACCTCCGATTCAAGGATCGACTTGTGGGTATGGCGTTCGTTGGGGTGGAGGAGATGCGCGCGGATGTCGACCGCCCCCGGATCGCGGTCGGTAAAGCGCGTGATGGCCTCGCGTTGGAGGTCTCGGAGTTCGTCCATCGGGACGGGGTCGCCGCCGTACTCGGGGTTAGTCTCGCCTTTGAGCCACTCGCAGATGTCGGTCGTCGACTCGTCATCGGGACCGTCCCAATAGTGGAGGACCGTTTGGTCGGTGTTGGCGGCGAGGTCGGCGACGGCGTCCTCGCGGGCTTGGCTCAGGATCCCCGTCGCCTCAGTCCGGGCGACCGTCTCGGCATGGTCGCGTTCGAGCGGTGTCGCGGCTTGGAGGTGGTCGGCCAGCGAGTCAATCGACCACCCTTGGGGTTGGGTGAGTCGGTCCTCAAACACCGACTGGAGGGTCGCCGACGAAACGGATTCGACGGGCCGGAAGTCGTAGTTGCGGATGGCCTGTTCGATCCGGTTTTGGACGTTCGCCGGCACGTCCGCGTCCTCGCTATACACCGGCTCGCCTTTCTGCTCGATGGGCGCGACGGCGTCGGGGGCGCGGACGTGCGCGAGGGCCTGCTCGATGGCCGCGACGGCGTCGCGTGTCTGTGCGGCCTCGCCGAGGGCGTCGCCGGGCTGTGGGCCGGGGGCGCCGGCGTCACCACCCGCGCCACCACCGGCGTCGGGGATCGGCGACCCTACGCCCGGCAGGTTCGGCGCCCCCTGGAGCGAGGGCGGGTCGTCGGAGTCATCCAACTCCACCTCGAAGTCCGGCACTTCAAGACGGCCGTCGACGATCTCGGCGTCGCCGCCAGCCTGTTTGACGAACGCGCCGGCCCGGAGGTTGTCCTGTAACGCGCCGGCGTCGACGCCGGTATCGGGCAAGAAAGAGAGTCGCCAGTCGCCGAAGCCGAGGCGCTTCATGAGCGTGTCGAGCCACCCCTCGCGGTAGTCTTGCTGTTGGGAGGCAATTGAGCGGTCTGTCACCTCCAACTGGAGGCCCTCGTTGTTGAGGCCGCCCGCGTCCTCCAAATCGGAGTCATGCACGTCGCTAATCCCGAAGGCCTGCCGGATGTCGGACTTGAACGCCGATTTCATCTGCTCGCTTTGCCCGAGGAGTTCGTCGGGCATGGCGTCGATGACCTCGACCTCCGGCTGGACGGAGTCTTGAGCGTTGTACTCGTTGGTGAAGATGGGCGATTCGTAGGGGTCGTCCTCGTCGCGGGCTTTCGCGAGTTCCGCCTCCCACGCGTCGGCGTTGGAGGTGTGCAAAATCATGAACTGGTTGGGGAGGCGGTCGCTCTCGGTATCGTAAAAGGCCGCCCCGTACCGGTCCATCATCTGGAGGATGGCCTGCTTGAGCCACACATGGATACTCGGCGAAAGGCCGTCGAGGCCGTGGAGGCGTGGGTGGGCGTAACTCCAGGTGACGACCTCCTCGCGGAGGTAGTACTGCCGGTCGCCCGTCCCGCCCATCTCAACGAAATAGACCTCACGGAGCTGGGCGTCACAGCGTGGGCACCGCCCCGGCTCGTCGTGGGTGTCCTCGCGATGCAGCGGGCAGACCCACCACCAGCCGCCGGGGTGGCCGTCCGCGTCGACGACCGGGCGGAGCGCGAGTGGATCGGCCCGGTAGATCGCCGTCGGCTCCGCGCGGTAGATGGTCCCCGCCTCATAGAGGTCGCCCGTGGTTGCTTGGTAGTACTCGTGTTCGATGACGAGCGTCGAGACGCCCGGCGGCGCCCACTGATCCTCCTCGGCGCGCTTGGCCACGTCCCGCAGTGACTCGCCGGCGGGGTTGACCGACTCGAAGAGGCGCTTGGCGTCGCGTTTCTGCGCGGGGTCGGGGTCCCGCAGCGGTCCCCCACAGGTCGGGCACGCGTCGGCGTCGGTGTCAACCTCGGTGCCACACTCCTCGCATTTCCCGGCAAAGCGCGGTTCGAGGATCGGGAACTCGTTGCGATAGAGTTCGTCCCGGCGGGTGCGGATGGCCTCGCTCGCCTCGGCGCCGGACATGATGAGTCGGCGCATATACGTCGCCGGGATCGACGCGAAGTGGTCGGTCGCCCGGCGGATCGGCCCGCCGTCGCCGTTACCCTGTGGCCGCGGCGTCTCGGCGTCGGTCTGGAGCTGTTGGGAGACAGCCCCGAGGGTGTCGTCGTCGCCATACGGGGCGATCAACAGGCCGTTGCCGTCGCCGTCGGTAAGAAGCGGGTGCATGGTCAAAAGAGGTCCGTCATCGAGCCGGTGCGAGACACCGTGCCGCCGGCGTCGACACCACGCATCGCGATCTCGATGGCGTCGAGGCGGTCATCATGGGCGGCGTTGGGGAACTGGAGCCACTCTTGGGTCTCGAAGGTTCGCCACGTCTCGGCTGCGGGGTCGCCGACGATGCGGAGGGCGTCGGACTCGAACTCGGCCGAGAGGTCGTGGATCCGACCCTCCTTCTCGCCGGTGGACTCGACGGGGCGGGCAGGGAACACCGACTCGTCGCGGAGGCGTTGGGCCACGCCGGGCGCTTTATTCGCCTCGACGGGCACGTCCCGCACCACCGCCGGCGACACGTCGTAGCCGTCGAGGGCGGCGTGCAACCACTCGGCCGCCCAGTCGGCGTTGGCCTTGACCGAGCGCCCACGAGTGCGGGTGAGGCCGACGAGGTAACTGCGGTCGGCGTCGTCGTGGGCGATGAGTGCGACCGCCGAGTAGTCGGTGTCGCCCTCGGCGGCCTGTTGGAGGTCCTCGACCACGCCCACGTCAACCCCGGCATACCAATCGTAGGTCTGCGGGGGGTTCGGGAGCGCGTCGACGTAGGTGAGCCACGACGACTCGAACACCTCGCCGGCGAGGGCCTCGGGGTCCTGTTGGTTCTCCCGACGCCAAATCGCAATCGAGTTGTCGCCGTCGACGAGGTCATAGAGGATGGTTTCGGGCGGCCGATGCTCGGGCCACAACACGTCGATGTCGTGGTCGGGGATGACGCCGTTGGGAGCGACCTGGACGCCGGCAGGGAGGGCGTCGACCCCGTCGTAGATGGTGCCGTCGGTGCCGCGGATCCGCCACGCCCGCTGTTCGACGACCGGCCAGTCCGACTCCGCGATGGCCTTGTGTTCGATGACGCGCCACCGTGGCGACGCCATGATGTCGGTCGCGTAGATGTCTTGGGGGTGTTTTCGGGTTCCGATGACCGCTTGGACCGGCCCGCCGGGGATGGCGCTATCGTCATCGGGGAGGTTCCGCTCGTAGTCCTGCCAGTAGTTGCGGACGTTCCGCCGCTGCGTGGCGGTGCGTTGGTTCTCCCAGTCGACGATGTCGTCGTAGACGATCACGTCGAAGTGCTTGCCAGTGAGCTGGGATTCGAGGCCGTAGGGCGCGACCGTCGGCTCCTTGTGGTCGTTGGCGGCCGTTTCGAGTTCCGTCTCCGCGACCGGCGTCTCAACTTCGATCCCGAAGGCCTCGGCGTACCGGTCGACGTGTTCGACGATTTTCTTCGTCCGCTCGGCCGCGAGACTCGCCGTTTTCGAGATGATCGCCACCCGGAGGCCGGGATGGGTGAGGATGCACCACGTCGGGAACACGACCGCGACGCCGTCGCTTTTGCCGGAGCCACGCGGGAGGAGCGCGAGGAGACGCTTCGGGGCGTCGGGGAAGTCGGGGTCGACGGCCTGCCACAGCGTGTTGTAAACCGTCTTGAGATGCGGTCCCGGTGGGTGTGGGTACTCGAATAGTTGGACCGACGTAATCGCTGGGTGCGCGAGCGGGTTGCGCTCGGCGATGGCGACGGGGTCGGGGGTGGCGGCGCGGCTCATGTGTCGGGGTCGGTATCGAACGTGTCGGCGAGGCTGGCCTTTTCGTCGCCCGATAGTGAGAGGTCGAGGTCGACGGTCACCTCGTCCCCGTTGCGCACGTCCTCGGTGCGGTCGAGGATCGCCGTCGTGAGTTGCCGCGTC